GCTTCCGAGCCGTGTCTGGTCTGTTCCTGATAATTCGGCGAGGTAGGGGTAATCGCCTCCCCCTGCTCTCCATACTTACCGCACGAACCGGAAGTGCCTATAAGTATATAATCCTGACTGAGCAGCCAGCGGATAGGGTTCTGACCAGGCAAGGCAACGGTAAACGCCGAAGTATCAAGTGTTCCTTCAAGAAAATTAGCGTAGTCGTCCGGGTCTTGTTTGCCGAACCATATCGTCTGAGGAAAGCTCGTAGACCCTCCGAAAACGAGTCTCTGCTGATGAAACATCACTGTTTTAGGCCAACCCCTGTAATCAGACCAATATCCTTCTCGCCATCTTGTAGTTGCCTCTGTACTCACTAAGTCAGCAATGACTGTAGCGGTCGCTGAGGTTGAACTTACAACTGCTGTAATCTTGACTACACCTTTGTTTGTGTTGTCATTGATAGTGAATGTATATTCGCAAGTCCCGCTTGAGTAATTGCTCATCACGACACGGAATATAGCACCATCTTCCTCGGTTTCGGCAGGATTGTCATAGTTAATATCGGCAGTTGGAACGAGTGCTCGTCGCCACGAAATACCATCATTGGTGCTTCTTTGGAGAATAACTAGACCAGCCCAAGTTCCAGAAGTTGTGAAACTGTAGTCACCTACAAAACTTGGTGATGATAAAGATATACCATCTGCGATAAAATTTCCTGATAGAATTGAACCTTCTAAACGACTCGTTCCCGATTCTAATTGTTGCACTATAAAGGGAGTCACAAATTGCCACAAACCACTGGTGGGATATACAGGGCTTGGGCCAGCAGTATCTCGTTCCTGATTTATCTGCCAAATTGAGCCGATGTGGCTTGCCCCTGTAGTTGATTCGAAAATATCGGCGCTGGCAGTAAGCGTAATTGAACCTGTTGTCGCAGATGGCGTTATGGTTGTAGATGTATCGTTTTCAGGCAGAAACGGCCCTGTTATAAAATTAACATCAGCAATAGTCCAATCGTCGTGGTCGGCTCGCGTAAGCACTTGCGGAGGGTTGCTACCATCGACAAGGTACATTGCATTATCAGCCTGAGCATATTGAATGTCCCAAATCTCATCGGTATCAAAAGTAGTTACTATTTCATAAGGGTCATCATTACTATCGAGAATCTGGCCGCCATCTCGATAGAACCTTGCGTAGATATTCCCCATTTCAAGGATGTAAGCGTCATCAGTGGAATACTCAAAGGGAAGTAAACGAACACTTCCTGTCTTTGCTGTTGCAATATATTTCGTGCCCGGTCTTTTAAGTACCGGCCCTTGCACGGTAACAAACATATTCTCTACTATACGGCAGGAGGAATTGTATTTTGGAAACCCTGCTCTTGCCTCCATCAGTGGAGAGATTTGCCCTGTATTGAAAGAAGTTATCGATGGCATATAGCTGTAAGCCGTCGAACACAAAACCAAAGATAGCAATAATTTTATCATAATCCCATTTTGTGAATTCGGTAAGTTACTTTTATAGTCATAGTGCCGGTGCCAGTGGTGTAGTCAGCACCGGTATTTTTTATTTGTATTTTGTCTGCTCTTTCATCATACAAATCAGTTGTTTCAGGGAAGGCAGTAAGGTCTCGCTGAATAAGTCTCACTTCATCATCTGTGACTGTTAAAAAACCAGTTGCATCAATAGCAGCGGTAATATCTTGCCCTGTGACGTATTCAATCACTAAATCATCAGGTGCATCCGCTTCTACGTAAGCAGTACCAGCATCGTGAATAAGCAGAGCACTTACAAATTCAATAACTTCATCATCGAAAGGCGTGTTAACTAATATTATTGGTGTTGAGTTTAAGTCTTTTATTTCAGCACTACTGAGTTCAATGGTTGCTGTATGCACCCCGCCTCGCCTTGTTGACCTGCCTGTTTCATTCCAATCAGTACCATCATAGATAAGAGTTAATGAATCTCTTGTCAAAGGCTCACCTATCCAATCATTTCTACCAGCAAGGTTTATCTTTGTCAAGTCATCTATTACTGTTGATTCGTTAGAACCCCAGGCAACCAATATTATTTCCTGACCACTCTTGCCATCATCAAAGTCCGTAATATCTGTGTCATCATTAACAACTCTAAAATACCTGTTTCCTAATACTGATGGAGTAGCATCTCCGTCAGCCAAATTTGAAGAAGGTAGTACTCCAGTTGTAAGAACCCTCAGCAAATCCCGACTGTCATCCCAATAATATATACCATCTGTCAAAGCTGTATTGCCACCGAGCAGAAAGCTGCGCTGCAACGTATTTGCTATGTCAAGAGCAATATCATCTATACCTGAACAGTTCAGAATAGTCCAACTATGACAGCCAGCCGCTGCATTGTTTATGGCATAGTCTGTTATAGAACTCCAGACGCCACCAGAAATAAGAATGCAATATACATTTCCTGTAGTAGCACCTTCTGTCAGAGTCAATCTTGCAACAATAGCAGAGCCAGCTATGTCCTCAAAGTATGGATTTATAAACTGTATACCTAAAATACTTTCTCCGTCTGGGTCCATTACAATGGCGTTATTTCCAGCACCTTCAAAGTCGCAGCTTATGAAAGATTGGTTTGTAACATTACCATAAAGATACAATGGATAATAGTTGTTAAGAAATCTTGAGGTGTAGTGGCTACCAAGAGTACAATCATCGGCCAGTTCCAATCCAATATAATTTCTATGAAACTTACAATCTATAGTAGTAAGCGGCCACGTATCTGTAACAAAAACCCCCGTCTTAAATCCTCGTACTTCAACATTGTTTAATTTTAGACCTAACACATCATCAAAGAAAAGTCCAATCGTAGTCGTGGACGGAGTGCCGGTAGTATATGCATTTGTTTCTGGCCCCAGAAATATGATATTCTCAATAACTGTTTTTTCTTCAGTCATCCCAGACGAAGGTGCTATTGTCAGGGCAATTTCCGAACCAGCGAAATCCGTACCTGAAAAATCTAAAGTTACCTCATCTACACCTCTAATAGTTATCTTGGAAAGTGAAGTTAAACCACTATAAAAGTTATATGTACCGGCAGGGATGACTAAGGTTCCATTCTCTGCCGCTGTCAAAGCCGCCTGAAAAGCTGCGGTATTGTCAGTACCGTTCCCAGAGCCGTCACCATCAGCTACGGCTGCGTATGTCGGATTCATTACATTTATAACTGGTATGCCTTGGAGGGTAGCCATTGCTGCGGCCGCGGTAGCGTCGTCAACAACGGTTTCCATAAAAGAACTGACCGGCACATCATCAGGGGTAACACCTACAACATAAGTTAAGGTTCCGTCATTGCCAAAGTAAGGGTATGTTTCCGCCCTAAGTGCTAATCCAGGTATCTCCATATCAAAACCTGTTGAATCGCTTTCCTGAAGTCGCCAAGACCTGTCATTCCTGTCCTTTAAGTCCTGGGTTACACGGGTAAGTTTATCAAGTGCTTCAGCGGCCGTAATCGGCGTCATAGCTCCTGCTGTCGTTTCCTGGCTCTTTTTTATTTCCCGAACAATGACAAGTTTGTAGGTGGAAGCGTATGTCACAGTAGTTGTCACTACTCCACCGTTGAGATAATCGCCGCCTGTTGCTTCTACTGTATAGTCTGTGTCCTCTACCAGAGGGTCGCTTTCTACACCAGTCGCTATTATGTGCGTGTAAACCTCAATATCATCACTTGAATTGCACGGTTGGGTAAAAATAAACTCGTCCGTTGAACCGTTACAGACAAAATATTGCCTGATAGATTCGCTTTCAGGAACGGTAGCCACCGCCGTAACCGTTAATAATAGTAACATTAAAATTGCTATTTTTTTCATATCACAACTCCTTTACAGTCTTCCACCTTTATAATCAGTAATACTTCTTGCCGAATTGTTAAATTGGGTTTGATTAGCTCTTCGGGCATCCGGTATAGCAACTTCGAGATATTTCAACATCATATTATCGCTTGTTTTAATGTCCCTGCCTACCACCGGACAGACGCGGGAAGCCAATAGATAAGCTATGCACTCTATCAAATCCTCACTGAAAGCGTTTACATTGGTAATGTCGATAACATACGAGATAAAAGCACTGGTTCCAGCAGTATTGCTCAGTACATTGGTTACAAGAATTGGACTCGTACCATCTTTACTGGCAATGGTTTCCCATTGATAATTGATATTAGTTTTCGCTGGTACATAATCAGCGGGCTGATACCGTGTGGCTATACTGTCCTCGTCGAATTGATTGATAACTGCAATGCAATTGCCTGGCAAATTAAAAGCATAATCATACGCGCCGAGTTCCGGCCTCTCGGCAGCGACTATGGCCCCACCTAAATCCGCAAATCGCAAAGTTTCACGAAAAGGACATTTTTTTGCTGCAAGGTCGCTTATTGCTTTTCGCCTTACTCTCGGAAAATTTAATTTGCACCACGCAGACACCTTATCTCTACCGTTTATGCTGGATATAAAAGCGGAGGCACTTTCGGTTTCACCAAAGCCGCCAATTTTCCCGCCTGCGTAATTGCAAATATCTGTTTCAGTAGGCATTTACACCACCTTATTCTTTCTTAATGTTGCCCGAACATTATTTGTATTTCCTACCATAAACGGTTATAGCTCCTGCTTCTTCATCGGTAGCAGCATCAGCGACATAAATAACGAACTGTATCCATTCCAAGTCTTTGAGGTCTACCACGATAGCAGCTACTTCATTATCGCCACTATTAATTACCCCCAAAGTCCCTTTGTTGCCAGTACCTAAAGTATTACCATCTATGGCACTTGTCCATTTGGTTGTTTCATCGAGATTTATAGTATCAATCCAAAACGCAGGATTTAT